CGAAAAGCGCGCAACTGCGATGCTTGGCGATCTGGCGTCTGGCTTGTCGACCTCGGTCGGCTCGACGGGCGTTGACCTCAGCGTCTCGGCGTTCTACTCCGCGATCTTCGGCCTCCAGCTCAACAGCGCGGACGGAATCTTCACAGCCGTGCTTCACCCGGTTCAGGTCAATGACCTGATCTCCTCGCTTCGTAGCGAAGTGGGCCCTGGGCAGTATTTGGCCACGTCGCAAGACCAGGTACAGGCGAAGGGCCCAGGCTTCCGCGGAAACCTGTTCGGCGTCGACGTGTTTTCCTCGGCGAACGGCATCAATACCGCCAACGCGGGCGCCGATCGCCTCGGCATGATGATCGCTCCGGGCGCCATCGCCATCGCGACCGCCACCGCGGCGCCGATCATTGGCTCCGAGACGATCATCCCGCAGTCTCCGATCGTCGTGGAATTCGAGCGCGACGCCTCGAACGGCTCCACGATCATCGTCGGCAGCGCATTCGTTGGCGTTGCCATCATTGATCAGCTCAAGGGCATCGGCATCCTTTCCGACGCCTAAGCCTCTGAGACAGGCACGCGCCCGCGTCGGTGGTTACCCTACCTGCGCGGGCGCATCTGCGTCTGCGACACAAAGGAGCAACGATGGCAGCGACATTCGGGACCAGTGGGACGGGGAAGTTTGAGGGACGCCCCGCAAGCCGACCGCAGGCGATGCGCGAGCTCGTGCGGCTCGAGCCCTCTCCGACCTTCTGGTATATGCATCATCCTGCGAAGTGGACCTATCGCGCTGGCGAATGGCTCCCGATGCTCTCCACGCTTCGCGCTGACCCCGGCGTCGCCAACGTGGATAAGGACGGAAACACCGACGCCGCCGAAGTCGCGAAGCGCCGTGAGGGCTGGACCGTGATCCCTTGGGAAGCAGAGGCGGGCGGCTACTGCATCGCCTACGAGGGCGTTGCCGGTCCCGTGCATATGAGCAAGTGGGAACGGCCGAAGGTCGTCGCCGGCCAGACCCGTATCGAGAGCGACGAGGAGGGCTATTGGGACTTCTGCCGCCGCCTCGTGGTGGACGGATACATCGAGCTGCCGGATGCCGACTTTATTGATCTCCAGATCGAGCGTCAGGAGAAGAAGGTCGGCGAGTGGGCGGAGAAGGCGCCGAGTTCGCCGTACCATCGCGACGCGCTGGCCGTGGAGGAGGCTCTGCTTGAGAACATGCGTGCCGCAAAGGAGCGCCTCTACTCGCCACAGGTCGAGGGTGACGAGCCGCCGCCGACGACGCCGAAGCCTCGTCGAGGTCGCGCGTGAGCGGCGAGCGTCCCGGCTACCGAGAGGCGATGGAGCGCATGGAGCGCCAGCTCCGGCAGTCGGGCGTGCCTGCGGACAAGGCGCGGCGCACGGCCCAGGACACGGCACGCCGTCACGACCAACGCGAGCGCGATAAGGGCCGGTAGGCAGAGGAGGTCGCGTGAGTCTGGCTGAAACCGTCTATACGGCACGTTTCCGGTCGTCAGAAACGGTAGAGCGAGGCCGCACGCAGATCCTGTCATGCCCGACGCAGCGCGCGGGTGCAGCCGCAGCGCCGTCGAGCGGCACGTTCACGCTGTACCGACCCGATGGATCGACGCTCGTCACGGGCGCCGTGTCCATCGTGAGCAGCGTCGCGCAGTACAGCCTCACGGGCGCACTCACGACGGCGGAGGCGCTCGGAGAGGGCTGGCTCGTCGAGTGGGCGCTCGTCATGCCCGACAGCGTGACGCACACGTTCCGCAACGACGCCGCGCTCTGCCGTCGCACGCTGTACCCGGTCATCGCGCAGGCGGACCTCGAGCAGCGGCACAGCGACCTCCCGGCGCTGCTCGGTACGGCGGCGTCGTACCAGGCGTACATTGACGAGGCCTTCGCGACGATCGCTAATCGCCTCATCGGTAACGGGCGGCGCCCGTACCTCATCATCCAGCCGAGCGCGCTTCGGGACGTTCACCTGATGCTGACGCTTCATCTGATCTTCCTCGACTTCTCGACGAGTGCCGGCGACGGCGGACGCTGGCAGGCGCTCGCGGCGCACTACGGCACGCAGTACGAGTCTGCCTTCTCTCAGCTGAAGTTTACTTACGACGAGGCGGACGAGAACACGGTCGACCCGCAGAAGAAGAAGGGCGGCGCCTCGCAGATCTGGACGAACGGTCGCGGGTATAGCAACCCGTACTTCTGGCGCGTCTGATGGCGGCGCGTACTGTTCGGCAGCTGCGCGAGGACGTGACGGCGCGTATTCTGACCCTCACGGGCTGGAAAGAAAGCCGCGTCGCGCCTGACAACTTCGGGCGGGATGCCTACTCGATCGCGCATAAGGCATTCGCCGTGCATCCGGTCACGAGCGAGGACACGCGGCAATACCGCGGCAAGCCCGCTGAAGGGACGCTCGTTGAGACGGCGCTCGAGGTCCGCTACTCGTGGCGACTCGCGCCTAAGGATATGTCGAACAGCTACGACGACGCGCTCGACGGAGAGCAGGCCGTCATCAACAAGTTGATGGTTTACGACGCGACGTGGCCGCTAAACTACAAGTTCCAGCTCGTGAGCGTCACGCGCGAGACGAATGACGCGGGCGAATGGGTTATCGGTGTGGTAGCATTCCGCGTCGTTATGACGCTGCCGCTTCAGTAAAAAAGGGGGTGTGCCATCCCGATCTCATCCGTAGTGAAGAACTTTCGTGACGGCCTGATTCAGCTCGCCTCTGGCGGCGGCTCGCCCGTAAGCATGTCCGTCCAGTACGAGAACGGCGATTTCTCGCTGAGCGGCAGCAACTACAGCAGCACGGGGGCAGTGGAGCACACGAAGTACCTCGACCGTGGCGAGCTGGCCTCCGTTCGCAAGACGAACCGCAGCTTCCCGACGGGCAGCTTCACGGCGCACCTCACCGATCTGAGCGACGCGACGAACAACACGCTCTGGGATGCCGTGAACCGCTCGGGCTCTTTCGCCGCGGCGGTGTCGACGCTCGGCGCGAACGCCGATCTCTACACGCTCAACATCACGCTGACGATCGAGGGCACGCAGTTTGGCGATGCGACGGATCACGTGCTGGTCATGAATGACTGCCGCTGCTCGATCGACGTGGCCGAAGGTGACCCGGACTCCTTCACGCTCAACTTCGAAGTGCTCGGGTCCATCACGGCGACCTGACCTTCGCTGACCGTCTGCGCCCGTCGTGCTACGGTACGGCGGGCGCTGTCGTTTTGGCGCCGAAGGAGCACAGGTGGAAGTCACGATCAAGGGGCGCGCGGTCACGCTGCAGGCGCCTCCGTCGCATGTCGCACGGCAGAAGGCGCTACTCGCACTGGCGCAGGATGGATGGATCGGCCTCGGCGCCGCGCTGGGCGTGTGCTGGTCCTCGTCGCCTCGTCTCAAGGCGACGCTCGCTGCGCACAAGTTCGACGGGCTCGCGTTCGGCGCCGCGGTCCGCGACGAGCTGCACGGCGCGGGCGTGTCGGAGGAGGAGGTCGCTGAGGCAGCCGCCGCGGCGCTCAAGCTCATCGTCGACAGCTACCCGAAGGAGAGCGCCGTAGCCGAGCACGCGGATTTTACCGCAGCGCCGACGGCGGCCTCGACGCCGTAGCCCTCGAGATCGGCCTCACCTACGCGGGCGACCCTGACGCGTTCTACACCTGGTCGATCGACCAGCAGGAGCGCGTGCTCGGGTGGTATCGCGCGAAGCACACGCCGAAGCCGAAGCCCGCGCGCAAGGGGTCATTCCAGGCGCGTGAGGGTGATAGGGTATCGCCATCGGGCGCATCCTTCTGGGGGCTGACGTAATGGCGAAGGTGGTCTATGGGTCGGGCAGCGTGACGGTCGCCGTGGATGGGACGCTCGAGCGCACCCTCCGCGAAGCCGTGCGCGCCGCCTCCCGTGGCATTGCCGACAGCATCGAGGCGCTCGTAGACGAGGTCAGCGAGGACGCCAAGCAGGACTGGTACGAGCAGGTCGATAAGCGCACGGGCAAGTCGCAAGCGAGCATCACGCCGGAGATGCGGATCACCACGGACAAGGTAACTGGCGTCGTGTACGCATCGCAGAAGGCGACGTACATGATCCGCCGACCCGGTCCGCTGTCGACGCTGTCGTCGAGGCGCGTCGCTGACCCGCGCGAATACTTCGAGGTCCGCGACTACTACCGCGAGAACGGGCGGATGCCGGAGGGCTACACCTATGCCCGCCTCGAGGACGGCGACCCGGTCGGCGTCAGGAAGACGCGGCCGAACCCGAAGGCGTCAGACGGCAAGAGCATGTGGACCGAGAACGTGCTGAAGCCCGGTAAGAAGCTCATCACGAAGAACGTCCGCAGCATTGAGAAGGCCGCCAAGAAGGCGGTAAAGGGAGTGTCGCGTGGCTGATATCAACCTGACCGTATCGGCCTCGCTCGCGCAGTTCGAGGCGCAGCTCGCGAAGACGGGCGACATCACCGCCGAACAGGCGAAGAACATCGCCCGCGATCTCAAGTCGGCGTTGAGTTCGGCGGAGAAGGCCGCGAAGCAGTCTGCTGAAGCCACGAAGAAGGCGATGCAGGACGCCGAGCGGTCGGCAACGAAGGCCGCGGGTGCTGTGTCCGATGTCGGCGATAGGTTCGGCAAGGTCGGCTCCAGCGCGGGCAAGCTGGCCGGCGCGCTCGGGCTGGTCAACCCTGCACTCGGAGAGGCCGCGCGAACGGCCGCGGATCTCGCTGACGTGGGCGAAGTGGGCGCATCGGCTATCGGCGCGCTGGGTACAGCGACGGCCGCCGCCGCAGCAGTCGTGGGCGTGTTTGCCGTAGGTCTGTCGCCTGTCGTGGATCTCATCGCTCAGCAGGCCGAAGAGGCCGAGCGGGCAGCCTCCGCGCTACGCGACTATCAGGCGGCAACGGCTTCTGCCGCTTCGGCGGGCAGCGACTACGCGTCTTCTCTGTCGGCAGTCAGTGATCAGATCCGCGTCGGGCTGCAGCTTGAAACGTCGCGCGAACAGACCGCTCGTCGCACGGGCGATGCGCTCAAGGAGCAGGCTGCGGCGCTCGTCGAGTCGACGCAGGCTGAGCAGGCCGCAGCCGAGCAACTCATCGCGACGAACCGCGGCACGATGGCGAGTCTGGAACTCAAGGCCCGCGCGGGCGATCTGACGGAGGAGGAGGCCACCAAGTACCGCGAGCTGAGCGCGTCGGTGCAGACCGCCAATTCCGAGCAGACCCGTCGCGCCGCCATCATCGCGACGGCGGAGAGTGACGCCGCGACCTATGCCGAGACGCTCGTCGACCTCGCACAGGCGGAGGAGCAGGCAGAGAAGAACGCACGCCGTAAGGCGGACGCGGACCGTGCCGCCGCCGAAGCGGCGCGTGCCGCAGCGGAGGCCGACCGCGCGAAGGAGGCCGCAGCGCGCGCCTACCTGACGGCCGTCAGCGGATACGCCGACGGCATCCGCGAGCTGCAGGCCGCGCAGCTTGCTGGCGCCAGCGAGGAAGAGCGCATCCTTGCCGCGGGCGAAGAGCGGATCCGCCAGCTCGAAGAGCTGACGACGAAGACGAAGTACCTCGGACTGACATCGGAGCAGGAAGCCGCAGCCATCGCAGAAGGCGAGAAGGCCATCGCCGCGGTCCGCGCCGACACTGCCGCGAAGATCGATGCGCTCGAGCAGGACGCGTACAACGCGCGGATGGAGCGCCTCGACGAAGAGCGCGAGCGCCGTCTCGCCACTGAGGCGGAGATGGCCGCAGCTCAGCAACAGCTCATCATGCAGGGCGTGGACCTCGTGTCGCAAACCCTCGACGCCGCTGCAGATAACCAGGCGGACATCTTGGCGAAGCTCGAGGCCCAGCTCGCCGCGGGTGAGGACACGATGACGCTCGCGCAGAAGGAGGCACTCAAGGAGCGCATCTCTGCGCAGCGCGAAGCGGCGCTGCAGGCGTTTCGAGTCAACAAGGCCGCCAAACTCGCAGAGGCTGTCATCAACACGGCCGCAGCGGTCACGCAGGCGCTCGCATCGGCGCCGCCTCCGTTCAACCTCGTGAACGCAGGACTTGCCGGAGCGGCGGGCGGTATTCAGGTTGCCGCCATCGCTGCCTCCCAGCCCGCCTTTCATAGCGGCGGCATGGTCCCCGACGAGGTACCCGCCCGCCTTGTCACGGGTGAAGCGGTCCTCTCGCGCGTCGGCCGAAACATGATCGGCGATGAGCAGATCCGCGCCGCCAACGCAGGGATGCAGCCGCAGGAGCGGCCTATGGTCGTGGTGCAGCAGTACCGCCACAAGGTCTACAACGACTTCGCGCGAGACAACCTGCGGCTCGGCGGACCGCTCGCCAGCGCGGTAAGAGGGACGCGCACGGTCGGAATGCGGGAGGCGCTCTAAGATGGCTGCACTGGTTCGCACGGTCCTGCGGGGCCTCGTCCTACCCGATCCGCGCATTGACTCCGACGCATACGACGCGTCGCGCTCGACGGTCACGCAGGCCGGTCCGCAGCCCGGTCAGGCTGTGCCGTCGGTCGACACGTCGGCCGTGCTGACGGCGACGGGCACGCAGTCCGCGGGCGGGTCGTTGGAGTTCTTCGCAACGAGCGGCGGGATGCCCGGCCTCGACGCGGCGCGCACTGTCTGGCGCAACACGGGCGACGCGCGGTATCGCGGATGGGAAGTGCCGCAGACTGTGTCGGGCTTCGGGTACGCAGCCTACACGACGACGGCGAGCCTGTACGTCGACCCGTGCATCCTGCGTCTTGCCTCCGACGGCGTGCTCATCGCCTTCGAGCAGACGACGACGGGGCAGGTGCTCGCACGCCGTCGGGCTGCTACGGCCTCGACGTGGACGAGCGAGGTTGTTTACACGCATCCCGGCGGCGTGTACGCGTCGGGCGCGCGCCCGTGCATGGTCCAGCTGCCGAGCGGGCGCGTGCTGCTCTTCCACTGCGTCGAGACTTCGGGCGCAGTCAACGTCGGGATGCGCTACAGCGACGACGACGGCGACACGTGGACCGCGGGTCAGCTCTTCTGCCTCGCCTCGCCGATCTCGACGGCGACCGCCAGCGTGCGCCGCCTTCGCGCCGCCTACTACGGCGGGCAAATCGTGCTGATGGTCGACATCCGCGACACGTCGACGGCGTACTACCGGCGCCTCGCGCAGTACGCGTCGGCCGACCTCGGTGCGACGTTCCAGGCCGTGACGCAGCTCGCCGGTACGAGCGAAGCGACGCACGCGGCGTTCCCCGACGTGGCCGCTACGTCGACAGGATTCGTGCTGACGTATGTCCGCTATGCGAGCGATGCGACGTATGGCAACCGAGTGCGCGCGTACTCGCGCCGCATCGGGTCGGCCTACGCGATCTTCTCTGTCGCTGGAGAGGTCGCGCTGCAGGACGTGTCAAACCCGATGGCATGGGGCACGTACTCGGCGGGCGACATCACGGCGGGCGACATGGCGCTCTGTGCCGACGATGTCGGCCGCGTGTACGCGTTCGGACGCGACCTGAGCGCCGCGGGCTACGAGGACGGCGCCATCCGCTACACGGATGACGACGGCGACACGTGGAGCGGCACGGGCTCCAGCTCGCATCAGACCACGAAGGCGATGTGGTGGCGCGGGACGGACGCCTCAACGGCGCCGCGGGCCTTCGCCGCGACGTGGCAGCGAGGCCGCGCGCTGCTCGCGACGCAGCACGACTCGTCGGGCACGACCGCCGACGCGAGCATTAGCCTCATCGTGCTGGGCGGCTACTCGGCGCACGCGCTGCCGTCGCTGACCGGTCCGATCACGCACGACACGATGAGCGCGTGGGAGGCGACCTACCTCCCGTTCGATCTGCCGGAGGCGACGGGCAGCAATTGGACCGCAGCGCCGACGGGCACGCCGACGATCACGCTCGACAGCACGGGCCTCGTCACGACGGGCGGCGCAGGCGACGTGGCGAGCTGGTACGCGACGCCGTCGGGCACGATGGCGGAGGGCGTCATCGCGGAGGTTTGGGTCGCCGTGACGACGGGTGTCGCCTCGCTCGAGGTGCGCGCGGGCGTCGCTGGTCCTGACAGCTTCCGCGCTCGCGTCGAGGTGACGCCGACGGCGATCACGCTCGTAGACGCAGAGGCCTCGACGACGATCGCGACCATCTCGACGGCGGCAGGGGCGACGGGCGTGTGGATCCGGCTCGCCGTCGGATGCGCCAGCGTGAGCGGCAACAACGGCAGATGCGCGGCGTACTGGGCGCCAGGCGCGCGCGGCGATGTAGACGACCGCAACTTCACCGAGATCGGCACGAGCACGACCCTGACGCAGGGGACGGACACGACGCATCGCGTGACGTTCCGTGCGACGACGACGGGCGTCGCGTTCAACATCGTGCACCGCTGGGTCGCGTACACGAGCGGCGCCTACGCGGGGACGAACAGCCTGAGTGGGTACACGGGCAACGCGTCGCCCGGCGACCTGCTTGGGCGTGACCTGACGGCGCGAGACGCCTACGTCGCCGACGGACTCAGCATCCGCGGCGACGATGGGCCTGCCTACCGTGGCGATTCATGGACCGTGGCAACATCGTACCGCTACCCGATCAGCGCCGTGAACTACGACGAGCAGCCGAGCCCGCGTCGCACGTGGCGCTCGACGACGGACGCGAGCGACGCGATCATCGCGTGGACGGTCAACTCGACCGTAGCGACCGTGTCGCCCGCGCCGAACCTCGCACGCGTCGTCTATCTGGGCGGGATCAACTTCCGCACGGCGCGCTTCGAGGGGCTCAACTCGGCTGGCATATTCGTCACGATCGCGACGATCGACGCCGCATCGGGCGCGACTGGGCTGGGCTTTACGCGCGCCGACACGATGATCACGCCGACGTACATCGGCACGGCGCCCCCATCGTCGGGCATCGCTCGGATGCTGGTCGCTGGCGAGCTCGTCGGCGCCCGCTTCGCGTCGGGTGCGAACGTGCGGCGAATCACGTGGTCGGGTCCAGGCATCTGGCCGGGAGGCGCGCTCGCGTCGGGGGCGCCTGCGCGCTTTACGGTCACGTCGGGCACGGGCATCTCCGCCAGCGCGAAGGACGGGCACATCTGGTTCCCGAACGTCGCGATGGTGCTCAACGACACCACGGGCACGGAGTACAGCGCCTATCGCCTCGTCATCCCAGCGCAGACGACCGCGGAGGGCTACTTCGAGGTCGGGATCGCGATGGTCGGCTATCTGCACGCGTTCGGGCAGCAGTACAGCGCGAACCGTTCGCAGGAGATCGCGCCGTCCTACGAGCTGACGGAGGGGCGTGGAGGCACGCGTCGCGTGCAGACGACGGGGCCCGCTCGCCGCGCCGTCGAGGTCGCATGGGATGAGGGCGTCGACGCGTCGGATCTCGCGTCGAGCACGGGCGACGACTACGTCGAGGGCTACGTCGGAGGTGGCGCGCTCGGGTCGCCTGCCGACGTGGTCCCGTCCATGCTCGGCGTGCTCAACCAGCTCGGAGGCGCGGCGACGCCGTGCGTCTACCTGCCGCGCGTGCCCGTCGTGTCGGGCGCTACGACGACGACGACGATCAACGCGCCGCCTCTGCTCATGTACGGGCGCATCATGACGGAGACGCTGCGGATGGACACGGTCCAGGGCGACGAGTACGAGCGTCCGGGTGAGGTCTACCGCCTCGCTCGCGTGCGCATCGAGGAGGAGCTGTGAAGCCTCTGTACTGGCTACTCGATCTGGACTTCGCCGGGCAGACGTTGCGCCTCGCAACGGCGGAGCTCGACATCGCCAGCAACGAGGGCGACCTCCACTACTCGGGCGCGCTGCAGGAGGTTGAGTACTCGCAGGCGATGGAGCTGCTCGACAGCCAGCTCACGCAGGCGAGCGTGTCGATCGACGCCGTGCTGCCGGTCGACGTGCCGGCGCTCGTCGCCCGCGGCTACCCGCTCGAGGGCGTGTCGGGCACGCTGGCGCTGTGGCGAGAGGGGACCGCCTACGAGGCGCGGCGCGTGGTCCTTGTCGGCGCAGTGCGCGACCCTGAGTACGGCGCCGCAGACGAGCCCGTCAGCTTCACGCTCGAGGATGAGCTGTGGCAGTCGGAAGCGGTCATCCCGCAGGCGGGCCTTGACGTGTCGGAAGACACGTGGCCGGACGCGTGGTCGGCGACGTATCCGAGCGACGGCGAGAACAACTTCGCCTACATCAGCTCCCTGACGAGCGAAGACGTGGGCCTCGCATACCCTGTCATCTTCGGGTACCCCGGCCGCACTCGCGGACTGAGCGACCCGGCATGGGAGGGCTCCATCGCCGTGCACGTCACGCGCGAGCGTGGCGACGCGATGCAGACGGCGACCTCTCCGCCCGTGACGCTCGGCTATCAAGGGCCTGTCGTCATTCTCGCAGGCCATCGCGTGCGCGCCGACACCGTGTACCTCTACACGGAGAGCGTCAGCAATGACACGTGGAACTTCTACAAGGCGGGCTTCGGGCTCGGACAGCCGACGGACAACGGCTTCGTCGTCGAGCACTGGACGGACGCGCTGGGCAATACCGTTGCCGTCGCGGTCGGGCACGGCACGGGCGATAACGGCGGAGAGGTCACGGTCAACGGCGTTGACGTATGCTCGCTCGGCTCCGTCTTTATGAACCTTGAGCTGGGCGGTGACACGTCGTACCTCTACTACGACGACGGCAACGGCGGGACGCTCTACATCCCGATCTATGTGGGATGGTACGACCGCACGCGCGCCGATGAGGGCGGCGGGATGGTCGGCGAAGATGGCGAGCTGGTACGCGGCGCAGGCGACGTGCTCACGTACCTGCTTCGGCAGACGGGCCTCCCGGTCGACGCCGGGCGATGCGCCGCGGCTGCTGGGCTGCTCAACGGGTTCAAGGTCGACTGTGCGATCGACGCGCGCGTGAAAGTCTGGGAGTGGCTGCAGTCGAACCTTCTGCCGCTTCTGCCCGTCAGCGTCACCACGGGCGCCTCTGGGCTGTACCCGGTCGTCTGGCGCTACGACGCGACGGCGAGCGACGCGAAGTTTCGCCTCGACGCCGACGCCGACCCGACCATCATCCGCGCCTCACGCGTGAAGGTCGACAGCTCGAAGGTCGCCAACCGCTTCCGCCTCAACTTCTGCGTGAATCGCCGCACGAACAACGCGCTCCAGTGGCGCGGCCTCGACGCGTCGTACAGCTCGAGCAATGCCAGCGTGCGCGGGTCGTACATCTGCGGCGTCTCTCAGGCGCGGTACCGGACGGCGCGCGACTCGGGCATCCGCGACGACGAGATGACCACGTCGATCATCTGGGACGTGGCGACGGCGGATGCCATCCTCGACGTGCGGGCGCGTGCCTATGCGCTCGCCAGGCGCACGGTCGACTACGTCATCTCGGGTGAGGAGTACGACGCGCTCGAGGTCGGCGACATCGTCACGCTGACGCACGCGGAGATCGGCGCCGACGACACCGTCTGCCTCGTGCGCGAGCTGCAGGTTGACGCGTCCGGCCTCGTCGGCGTTTCGCTTCTGATGCTTGAGGATCCCGCCCGCGACCTGAGGAGGGCGTAATGCCAGCAGCCCGTCGACCGATGACGCATCACGCCGTGCACTCTGCGGGCGGGCGTGACGCCCTCTCCGGCGACCTCGACGCCATCGCGCGCGTGACCGTCGAGCAAGGACAGACGGCGTACAGCCGACGCAAGCTCGCCGTCGTCACCACGGGCGGGCTCACGGCGAGCATCGCCGACGACGCGCAGGCCGAGAAAGTGACGCTGACCATCGGAGCGCCAACGGAGGTTCGCGCGATCCGCGTGTTCGCGACCGTGCAGGGCGGCGCGACGAGCACGGCAGCACAGACGACCGACTACACGATCGTCGTCAACCCGACCGCCGTCGCTGGGACCGTGACGCTGCCCGCGGCCTCGTCGGCATCTGGACGCTGCTACGTCGTGAAGCACGCGAACGCGAGCCAGAACAGCGTGACCATTGACCCGAACGGCGCCGAGCTGATCGACGGCAACGCGACGCTGCTCCTGACGGCGCGGCAGTCGGCATACATTCAATGCGACGGCACGGCGTGGCACGTTCTCGCGCGGGCGTAATGCGTTAGCATTCGCGTGTGTGGAGGTGCCATGCCCGACGACGTGCAGCACAACTTAGCCGGGCTCTTCGCCGAGCATATGCGGCAGACGCACCACGATAGGCGCGCGCAGACAGCCGAGTTTCGCCAGGCGATCGGCGAGCTGCGGACGGACATCCGGATCCTCGGGTCACTCGCGCTGCTCGTGCTCGCCGCGCTGGCCGGCGTACAGGTCGTGACGCGCGGCGTGTCCCTCACGCCTGCTTCGGAGGTGGCCAGTGTCGAACGTTAGCCCGCACTTCAGCTGGGAAGAGCTGACCCGCACGGGACAGAGCGCACTACAGGCGGCGAACCGGACGGAGGCCGAGCAGTATCGGGCGCAGCTCACGGCGCTGGCGACGACCCTGCTCGAGCCCATCCGCGCAAAGTTCGGTCCGATCAAGATCAACAGCGCCTTCCGCGGGCCGAGCGTCAACGCCGCGGTAGGCGGGTCGAAGACCTCGCAGCACATGCGCGGAGAGGCCGCTGACATCGTCGCGCCCGCTGTCTCCGTCGAGGAGCTGCATCGCTGGATCTGCGCCGAGAGTGGACTCGCCTTCGGGCAGTGCATCCTTGAGAAGTCGGCGCCCGACCGCCCGTTTACGTGGGTTCACGTGTCCCTCGGGACGAAGCGTGAGGCGCTCGTCTACAATGGCGCAGGCAAGTACACGCCGTGGAGGCCGAAGTGAAGGCAAAGATCGACCCGAACGAAGCCGCGCAGATCGCTATCGAGGCGGGCGCACTCATCTCCGTGCTCACGCAGGCGCTCCGCAAGGATGAGGACGGCGTGGTACGTTTCTCGGCGCAGGAGTCGCGCGAAGTCGTGCGGCGCCTGCTCAGCGTGGCACGCAGCATCACGCTCGCGCTGCTCGACTAAGGGGGACGAATGCCTACGGTCTACAACGAAACGCAGTTCGCGAGCGGGTCGGCGTCGACCGTCGGCGCTGCGACCGAGATCCAGCTCGCCGTGGCGGATAGCCGGCACACCGTCGAGGTGCTGCGCGTGAAGCTGAAGCACACGGCGGGATCTGCGGCGACCTTCACTCCGCGCATTCACTCGGCGACGGGCGGCGCAGCGAACGCCATCACGCAGGAGTTTTCGGCGAGCTCCACGGCCGTCGCGGACCTGTGCGATGTCGAGGCTGTGGGCGTCATCTGTGAGACGGACGCGAGTGGGAAGCTGTACCTCCTGCCAGTTCCGAACACGGGCAGCGATAACGTCTTCTCCTACAACGTCGCGTGGCGGGTGCTGCCATGAGCACGCAAACCTCTCCGAGCATTCCCGGTGCAGGCGGTGGTGGGTCGGGCACGCCGGCCTCCAGCGTCGTCGCCTCGTCAACCTTCTCGCAGTCGTCTGCGGTCGGCACGTCGACCGACTACGCCCGCGCCGACCACGTGCACGGGACGCCGGCCTCTCCGGTCAGCGCATCCCTGTTCGCGGCGTACTTCGGCGATGGCTCCGACGGCGATGTCACGATCTCGGGCACGCCGACCATCTCGAAGGAGATGCACTACAACAACCTGACGATCACCGGTACCGGCGCGCTGAAGCCCGGGGGCTACCGCATCTTCGTCAAAGGCACGTTGACGATCCAGAGCGGCGGCACGTTCAACGACAACGGCAACAACGGCGGTCAGAGCGGGACGACGAACGCTGGCGCCGCGCTGAGCGGATCGCGTGCCTATCTCGGCGCAGGCGGCGGCGGCGGCGGCGCAGGTCGCAGCTCGACCGGCGCAGGCACGAACGGAGCCAGCTCGGGCGGCAACAGCAGCCCGAACAACTCCGGCGTACAGCCCACGGGCGGCGCAGGCGGCACAGCAGGCGGCGTCAACACTGGCGGCACTGCGGGCACCGCGGGCGCGCTATCTCCGTCGCAGAAGTGGCAGGTACAGGCGCTGATGTTCGCGGGGCGCCAGTCTGGCGGAACGTGGAACGGCGGCGGCGGCGGCGGCGGCGGCGGCTGCGACATTACCGCGGGCTCGGCCTCGTCTGGCGGCGGTGGGGGAGGCGCTGGCATTGTTTGGGTCGCGGCCAACACGATCAGCAACTCCGGGACGATCTCAGCGAACGGCGGCAGCGGCGCGAACGCGACGGGCACGACGGGCGCAGCAGGCGGCGGCGCAGGCGGCGGCGGCGGGCTCGTCGCCATCATCACGCGCTCAACCAGCGTCGGCACGGTTACTGCTACTGGCGGCACGGGCGGCACGGGACTCAATACGGGCGCCGCTGGCGCTAACGGCGTCGACGGAAGCACCGTCGTTCTGGTGGTCGCATGAAGTGGCTCGTCGTGTCGGAGGGTACGTCGTTCGACTCTGCGCTGTCGCTGGCGACGGCGAACGACTGCGTCGGATGGTACACGGGGATCCCGCCCATCTATCAGGCGCAGGCCGCGGTGGAGGGCTGGGTACTCCCGTGCGTCGTGACCATGAATGACGAAGGCATGATCATCAGCTGGACGCCGGTCTAAGCCATGCCGACCATCGATCTGCGCACGCTGCCCTCGCTCCCCTACGTGTACTCGGGCACCACGCCCGCCACGCATGACACGTGTCAGATCATCCTTCTGCCCGTGCAGCGCGGCGTGCACGTGACGGTCCACAACCGCGATAAAGCAAGTAAAAAGCTGTTACTTAGCTTCGACGGCGCAATTACGCAGGGTGACGCCGCTCCCTCGATGGGCTTCACGATCGACGAACCTACGCACATTGCGACGGATGCGGCATCGGGCGTCGGGTTCCAGCCCATTACGCAGATGGCGTTGTGGAGCGTGTCCGCCTCGACGACATACGAGCTGCTGTTCGCAGCGCCGTGACCTGCCCACTGCCCGGTGATGTCGTGATGCTGAGTGCCTCCACTGCGGAGATGCTCGAGGGCTGCGAAATCCCGCTCGGCGTCACGTTCCGCCTGCACTACACGGAGGATCTCAAGATGGACCCTGTCATCGAGCAGCCCAGCGCGGTAACGGAGGCGCCTGCGGCGCAGCCGATCTCTGCGGACCTTCGCGAGGCTCCCTCTGGCCCGGCTGCGCCGCAGACTTCGACCGTCGTCGACGCGCCCGTCGTCGAGGGTACGCCCGACCTCTCGCAGCTTGAGGGCCTCGCGGGTGGGAACCCGATGCTCATGCTCGCGATGGCGGTCCTCGTCGTCGTGGGCGGCGCCTCGGGGTGGAAGTTCTGGCAGCGCATGAGCGAGCAGCGCCACGAGCAGGCCATGGCTAAGCTTCAGATCGACCGCGAGATGGCGGGCCTGCAGGGCGCGCAGCCTCCGCCATGCCAGACGGCGACGGCGAAGATGCAGCGCGAGGTCGACGCGCTCGAGAAGCGGCTGGGAAAGGTGGAGCGGCGTCCCTCTCCAAGCTTGCCGAGCGACTTCGACGCCGACGATCTCATCACTCGCGTCGAGAAGCTCGAGAAGGCGGCTAAGCCTGCTCGGGTACCCGCGGGTAAGGCATAACGACCTCGACCGTGTGGTAGATCTGCTCGCACGCGCGGCACTTCCGACGCCGGATGACGTAGGACAGCGCGTCGCCTGCGACCTTGCGAGCTGCACGCCGCTTCGCAGGACTCGCGCTCTGCGCCTCCCGCGAGTCGACCACGTCGGTATCCGACTGACAGCGCGTGCACTTCATCGGCGCAGCTCGTCGAGTTCAGCAAGCGACGCTATCTGCTGACGGTCCAGCATCTGCACGCTCGCCTCCGTCCGACGCAGCGAGTCGCTGAGCAGGCGCGCGGTTGCCTGTGCGTGCAGGAGATCGCGCTTCAGCTCCTCGACCTCTGCGAGCAGGGCTGCGACACGGCGCCGATCATTGACACCCTCGACGAGCGCGGCGCGCACCTCGTCGAGCGCGTCGAGGCCATCCAGCAGGGCTTCGCCCGGCAGCGGGGGCGGGAACTCGCCGCGCGTGACGGCGTGCCATGCCAGACGGCGCATCGCCCGCGCAACACGATCCATAGCGGGGATCATGCCGCAACCCAGACGAGCGGAGGCGGACCGCGCCGACCTCGCTCGGCGACGCACGACGGAATGGCGCGGATCTTCCCGGCCTCCTGCAGCTGGTGCAGGTAGAGGCGGACCGCCGCGCGACCGAGTCGCGTGACGGCGCCGATCTCGTCGGCCGTACAATACGGCTCACGGCGCACGAGGCGCGCGATCTGCCGACGGCGCACGACTGCGGGCATTCTCAACGCCATCGTACACCCCGCTTCGCGACGAGCTGCGCTCCAGGGATGGCCACGCCGAGCTCAAGGTCGCGCTTCACGCGCGCCTTGTCCACGCTGACCTCGACGCGCCGATAGCATTCGTCGAGGCGCTCGGGCTCCACTGCCACGTCGACCGACGTGGTCGTTGCCAAGAAGGCGGAGAACAGCGGCGTCTTCACCTTCGCCTCTTCGCCGAGCGCCTCACGGGCGGCGAGCAGCTCCGTCGCCATCGTCCGCACGCGGTCGGCGTTCGCCTCGAGGTAGCGGCGTCGCGTGGCAAGTCGGCGCTCAAGGCCGCGCAGCTCCTCGGCCTCCGCGTCGAGTCGACGCGACACTGCCCAGTAGGCCGAAAGCTTGTCCTCCGTCGCGTCGAGCCACGTCGACAGCTCGGTAGAGAAGGTGTCGGCGTCGGCGCCCTCAGGCGCCTCGAGCATCGCGACGATGGCGCCTGCTCGGCGCAACAGATCGTGTCCGGTAGACATCATGAACCTCCTCAGAATGGCATGTCGTCGAGGTCGGGCGGCGGGCCTTCGGGCATCGGCACGGCCTCGACGCGATCCTGCTTGCGCGGACCACGCGGGGGCCAGATGACGCCGGAGCACTCCTTGTCCCGGCACTTGTAGTCGGGAGCCTTCGGATTCGTCTTCGGCTTGCTGGGCGTGCCACGGTTGTCCCAGAGACGACCGCCGCAGACCGGGCAGGACGGCTCGCCGTCTGGCTGCTGCGTCGCGACGTAGGTCGTCTGCGCAGCGGGGAAGGCGCGCTCGACCTGAGCGGAGGCGCCGCGCAGCTCTTGGGAGGCCTGGGCTGCGGGCTGCGGGCGCGCCTGAGGCGCGGCGGTCATCGCCGCGGCGCCGTCGTCATCCTCCGTTGAGAGGCCGACGATCGCCGAGAGGGAGTAGCGACGCAGGTAGGTGAGCGCCGAACCCACGCTGGGCGCATCGTGCTTCGCGATGCGGACCGCGGCATCTGACCCGATGAACTCGCCCGACGTGTGCAGCAGCATCGTCGTGAGGCGCACCACGTCGCCGTCGAGAGAAGGGAGCTGCGACACGGCGAGCCCGTGACGAGCGAGCGGCGCGCGGACCGCATCCCAGCACGCCGACAGGTCGGCGTACTTGCTGCGGAAGTGGGGGTTCGTCGCGTCGCGCTTAGCGGGCTCGAGCTCCGCCTGCGCCGCGGCGAGCGCCTTCGCCAGCTCGCCGATGGTCGGTGACATATGGATCGACATTGACTACTCCGAGAGGTGGTGCGGGTTGCGGGACATATGCGACGAGTCGTCGCGGAGGAGCGCGGCGCTGATGATGAGCATGGCGCCGACGCCGAAGAGGAAGCCGATCAGTGACTCTTTCATGCCTGTGCCACTCCGATAGGGCTGGATGCAGTGACGATGAGGTCGTCTGCGACGTGGTAGCCGAGATGCACGGCGTC